GACATATTTGTCAAGGTCGAGGCTTTACTTGTCACGCACAAACCCAATTGGGCACCTCGTGTTATCTTTAAAGGCACTGATGTGTACAATGCTGTTTCTGGGCCCGTCTTCGGCGAGCTCATGAGGCGCTTTGACCATTGTCTTGAAGGTATGAAGGGTCCATACAGGTTCCACACAGCGTATCGCAAGACACCATGTCAATACACTCCACACCTTGAGATTGATGGTAAACACCAGTTCATTCTTGAGGCGGACTTTTCTTCGAATGACAAGTTTCAATGTTCCGATGTGCAATTGTTGGAGGTAGCAATGATGCGTGCTTTGGGTTGTCCAGAATGGTTTGTTCGTCTTCATTTGAAGACGAATTTCTACACCGTTAACAATCAGAAGCATGGGATCAAGGCCAGTTTGGCCTATCAGTTGCCCACTGGGGCAACTGATACTACCTTCCGCAACACCTTTTGGAATGCTTGCATTTTGTATTCTTTTTTGGTTCGCGTTAAGGCTGAGGCTTGTCAAGCCATGCTGCTGGGGGATGACATGCTGGCAAAGATTTCTGGGTTCGTGCCTTATGCCGTTAAGACTTACACTTCTATTGCGTCAGAGGCGCAAATGGAGGCTAAGGTTATAAGGCACGACCGTCTTTGGACAGCATCTTTTCTTAGCCGGTTTTTTGTACCCTACGATGGGGTTAAACACCTCACGGTCCCCATCCTGGGTAAAACTTTGGGACGATTCAACATGCGTGCCAATAACAATAAAGCCGTTTCCGACCATTCCTATATGGCCGGGAAAGCTGTTGGCTATGCTTACGAGTACAGGTATTATCCAACAATCCGCAACATCTTTCTTGAACGCTTCAAGTATGAGTATGCTTTCGCTTCGTCGGAGCGAAAGGGTGCAAATTTTGAGGTTGAGGTATCTTGGAATGCAAAACAAGCGGGCGTTACTCTCTCTAACATAACCAAAAAACTGGTTGTGGAGGAGTACTTGAGTGACGACGATTTTAACTCTTTTTGCTTGGAAAGATATTCTCTGACGGCACGTGATGTTATCTGCCTGTTTGAGAAGGTTGTGCTTGCAAATCAAGTTGAGGACCTGGGCGGGATTGTGGTTCAGACACTTGCAAAGGATTTTTTGTGAGTGGCCAGGCTGCCTGGACTGTAGAAAGGCAACCGGTTCGCGAACCGTAATCCACCCTACGTCTTCA